TTCTCTTCCCAAACCTCATTACCAATAAACCTTGCATACTTAATATCATCAGAATCTTTCAACCTATATTCTGCAGCAGTATGCTTAGGCATAAGATAATACGTTCCAACCATAGAATGCTCTTTAAGTTTTCTAACACACTTTCTCCACTGACCAACCAAAACAGAATACAACTCTTTACGCCAAGCATGATCAAAATCTACATCATTAAAAGATGCCTTCGCATGATTATAAAACACATAACCATCATGATCTTTAGCAAAATCAACCATAGCATCCTGCGTAACCTGCTCAAACCCAGAATCAGCCTCAACACAAACCTCATACTTCAAACCAGCATTAAGTCTCAAATATTCCCTAGCACTAATCCTATTAGCAGGAGACCCAACCAAACCAACATAAACCTTCTCAATATTTCCATACAACAAAGAATCCTCTAAATATGAAATATGATCATTTAAAGGTGTTTTCCAATTACCATCTACCCATAGATGATAAAAGTTATATATCTTATTCACTTCTTTCTCCCATAAAAGGAAGCAATATTTTTTCTATTACCCGCCAAAACCTCAGTAACCTCATGAGGCATATCACTATTACCACTAAAGAAAACTAACGTCCCAGGCTTAGGTGAGTCTTTAAAGTCTTGATTAGGGAAATGTATATACCCACCCTCATAATCATCATTCAAATACAACAATGCAGCAAACTCAAACTCACTAGCATACAAGGTATCATTATCATCTAACGGATCATTAGAGGCTTCCATATCCACATGCATACCCAAAGAAGAACCCTTAGTCATATTCACATAATTAGAAGACTTTATCTCTAAATCAAGATCATATGTACTTGACACCTCATCCCTTATTCTGTTTAATAGATTATGAATATCTACAGAAAAAATGGGAAATTCATTGTCAGGCTTCATATCAAACAATACTGTTTCATTCGCCAAAGATACAAACTTTACTAAAGGATCTGGTCCAGGAAAAGAAACCTTATCAAAATACGAAACTAATTTTCGACACTCGTCCGCCGAAATAAAATGCTCTAATATGTGTATTTTATTCATATATCCTTCTATGCCATTCTGTGTTCTTATATACACCCTGCTCAAGCGGAGTTCTATATTTCAAACTAATATCATGATTCTTTGTACCAAGTATAGCACTGTCTTCTTTTACATATTCAGCCTTCCAGTCTTCTCTTTTAAAAGGAAAGATCTGAATGTATGGTGTACCTGCAGGAATTGTACCTGTCCAACCCTTAATTAAAAAGAATGGAATATTACCAGACAAATGAGTTATATCATTATCTATAATTCCAGATGTATTTAAGAATGGTAAATCAAACCTATTCATAGGAGTTAAAAATAAAGAACTGTAACCTTTAGGTAAAACTATTCCCCAATCAATAAACCAACCAAAATGTTCTTCATGGTACCCTACTGGAGTATGAAACTGATCCATAGGTTTTTTTTCAGTACAAAAGTTTTTGTATTTTTCATCATCTATTTTGCATGAAATATTACCTTCATCATTTATAAAAAAATGTACATCACATGGTGTTTTAAGAACATATCCACTTATCATACTATCCATAAAAGGATGACAAGCCTTAAAGGTTGGATACTTGTATCCTTCTGGATCTATGTAACTTTGCCCATTAGGATCATTCATAAACCTATCTGCTTTTGAATACCATTTTGGTATTTCTCTACTAGCAGCACTAGGCTTATTTTCAGAGTCTTTAGTAAGCCAAAACCTATTTGTTATAAACTTTATAATATTCATGCTGTTAAATTCCCAAAACCTTTATTTGATTCATCTATACCAATTCTTTCTTTACAACTAACACACATATTCTTATTTACAAAACCAAGGTACATTCTATAGATTATTTGAGAGTCTAATTTAAGAACTAATCCTTTATTAATTAAATACTTTATATCTTTATTATCTAATGCTTTAAGATCTTCTTCATCAAAATTTGTGGTATTAAAAAAGTACATATCATCTTTATCTAAAGACATAATAGTATTACGAGTGTTATCTAAAATGAATACTTCATAAGTGTTATCTTTTTTCATATACCCTCGATTTGTTATTCCTTATATTTAAGCCAATAAGGTATCCCATTTTGATCATAGTCAGATCCAAGATTATTTAATATCTCATCATTCTGCTTTACATATCTTTTAATATAAGAAGAAAAGTCTTCATCTGCTATATCTTTATCTACCCTGGTTCTTAGGATATCTTGGATATCTTCTGGTGCTTTATCTGGCTGGTGCCACTCTACCACAAGTTCCTCACTTTATTCCAATGCTGATATTCTTTATAGCAAATATAGGCTGTTTGCAATGTTGCCAATAGGGCTAGGTAATAGATCATTGGTTGTCCAGTTCTTTCTGGCAAGACTCACAAGGTTCTACTCCTGCAAGGCAAAGGGTATTCTCATCAATAATCTTTTGTGCCATCATAACTTCTCTACGATGAGAGGACTCTCTAACAATCCTATCAAACTTAGCATCCTGTGCATCTCGGTCTTGTCTTATCATCTCTGCAATGCTATCACTATCATCAGGGTATAAAGACATAATCAACCATCAATCCCAGTGTTGCGTCCACCATCTATATAGTTCATATTGTTGTTTATAACATCTACAATACTTTTACGTATCTTCTTAAACACAACACTATCCTCGTCTTGTGCTTCTAAACTACGAAATACGTTATTAATTTCTTTAATCATATTGATTACATCTTCTCGATCTAATAATTCTTTGCTCATATTACCACCTTTTCTTATCTATATGTTTTCCATTGTTTCTATAATCAAGTATAGTGATAACAACAGTAAAAGTCAATAAACCTATCATAATTACCACCATAGCCTTATTAATGTTATCCAAGGCTATAAATGAGTCATATAAGTACTTAATCATTCATCAAACAAACTTTCTTGGCCCTCTGGTAATTCAATATTATCTTCCCAGATTCTAAATACAGACATGCAAGGATCTTCCCCATTTTCCCATGCTACTTCTTCTTCGTCTGTCATGTAGCCACTATCGTGAGTATCACAAAATGGTTCTGATATCCACTTATTAACAATACCTAAATCACGCCATTCAAAAAAATCCATCCTATTTTTATATTCTGCTTCTATCAATAGTTTATGAGAATCCCAGTTTGACCAATCAGGCATTGTCATACTAACGTCTCCCACTTATCTTCTGGAACAATCTTAAAACCTTCGCTTCTTTCAAGTACTAAAGTAGTATAGTTAAATAGTCCAAAATGATCTTCTAAGTTTTTAATTACTTTTTCAACTGGAAGTGTAGAGCATGTGTATAAATCAAACTGCATAAATGCTGGATCTGATTCATCCCAAACATGCATAGCAATATGAGAAGTTTCAATCATTACTGCTGCAGTAAGACCTCTATTACCTTCTTTAGTTACATAAGAAGCAAATGGTCCCTGAATAGTTTTCATACCAATAGAGTCAACCAACTGTTGCATCCATGCAATTGTTTGTTTTTCATCTGTTGGTGGAAGAAGTGTGTAGCCATTTATTAATACATGATTATGAAGTGCCATGTGTATCCAATCTGTGAGATGTTAATAATACCAAAAAGCAGGGCTGTTGTCAACCCTGCTCCTTGTCTTTTCCCCTACTAAAGGAAAGTTTGTATTACTATTTTACTACAATTTCTTTAGGTTGTAAATGCTTTGGTAGATATTTTTTTAAACGTACTTTTAATAGTCCGTTTTCTACCTCGGCTGATTCAACTTCAACGTGTTCTCCTAGAGCAAATGTGGATGAGAATGATCTTGTAGCAATTCCTTTGTGCAGGAATTCTGTCTTATCTTCTCTTTCCCCAATTGTTCCAGAAACACGGAGTTTGCCCATATCCATTACGACCTTGATATCTTCTTTACTAAAGCCAGCAACAGCGAATTCTAATTCGAATTCATTGTCATCAACTTTTTTGATATTGTAAGGTGGATAATTTGAGATATGTTTGTTGAGGTCATTTTTTAATCCCATCAACTGATTAAATGCATCATCAAAACCTAAGAAAAAAGGTTCTAGTTGCATTTGTCGCATTAGTGAACTTACCATGTTTTTGCCTCCTTTTCAGCGAGTTATTTGATACCCCCCATTTGGCAGGGTAACTAATATATTATAGCATCCTATCTGGAATTTGTCTATCTTCTACTGGAATAAATCTACCACTATGATTTACTATAACGTCTTTCCTTACAACTATGGGGCCTACTAACTTATTTATAATGTCTTGCATTGAAAAATCATCATTAATTTTCATAAAAGAATTATGGTGAAATGGAACTGTAAAGTATGAAGGTGCATTAAACAACATTGCTGCTATTGTAGCCCCACCATATTGCAAACCTGGATACTCATCTATGTCTTTTCCTGATAGATTATATCCTAAAACTGTGGCACCAACAACCTGGTTATCTATCTCTAACAAGCCTTTTATAGCCTCTACATTAAGATCCATATCACTATCTATAAATAATATTGCATCATATTTTATTTTAGGAGGCATGTCGTGATTAATGTCATCCTCACTCCAAGTTTCTCTTTGAGCATACTCTCTTATAAGATTACGACCAGTCTCAATTCTTATCCATCTATTTTGAGATCCAACTTTTTTAATATTATCATTTATACTATATGTCCAATATTTACCACCAACCTCTCCCAGCCCTCTAAGAACATCTAAAAATGGATCTAATCCTGATTTATCAACTTCTAATGAGGCAAAAAAATCAACATTGGGAAATACTTCTTTAATCTCTTTTTTGTTTTTTAACCAATCAATATGCTCGTTACTTTTGCACTTCCAACTCACGATAGTTGTAGCGATTAATAACCTAATATTATAGTCTATTTGCTTAAACATGGTACTAATGATATCATAGATACCTATGAATAAAAAGTATATAATACTTGCTGGAGACAGAAATCTAGATAATGTAGAACAATATTTAAACACCTATGGAAAAATTAATCCTTGGGGGTATCCAGATAGATGGGGTAACTATCTAGGTGTTCCTAAACATTTAATACCTATAAAAGGTGAGCCTTTAATACATAGAACTCAAAGACTTTTGTTAGAAAATGGTGAAAAAAATATTTGGGTATCTTGTAACAAACAAAATTTTGAATCATACGTAATTCCTGGGTGTAATCCAGTTGAAACCAATTTTGACAAAAACTCTTTATATCCAGATCATGAATTTTCAAGCACAGATGGTATGGAAAATGAGAATGGAATAACTGTTTTATTATTTGGAGACATATATTACAGTGAAAAAATAATTAAACATTTAGTTGACAATAAATCAGAAGATTGGCATTATTACGCAAGATGGAAAAATTCTGATACCACTGGAAAAATTTATGGGGAAATGTTTGCCTGGTATTATAATCATAGCCACATAAAAAAACTTAAAGAGTCCGCTATACTTTCTTCAGAATTGACAAAAGAATACGTAAGAAAACACCAAATAGGAGAATTAAACTATCCTTGGATAATGGAAGAGTCTTCAAAAATGACTTATAGAATAATGGCTGGATTAGATACAGAAGATCCTCATGGTATAGAAAATTCTAAATGGGTAGAATGGGATGATGAAACTGAAGATTTTGACTATCCAATTGATTGGGATAAATGGTCAAAGAATCTTCCTCATCTAGCGTATTAATTAGACTTTTAACATTATCATAATCTTCTTTAACATTCAAATCCCAGTACCTTAATCCTGGTATATATAACATTGAAAGTGGAATACTTTCTTTTGATACCGACATTGCTACGGCTTCCTCATACAATAAAGTATAGTTATTAATTTGATTATAATTCTTCATAAAACCTAGCATTTCTTTTGTAAAGTGAGATGGGCCAGTAAAGTTAGGTGGTTGTTGTACTCCGTTTCTGTACTCTATACCTCTAGTAAAATTAACCAACATACCATTTTCAAACTGTGGAACAGAAACACTGTGAGTATCTTTATATCCAGAATGAACCATTGTATTTGCTGATGACTTAAGTAATTCCTTTAATGCCTTTTCTTCAAATACAAGATCTCCTTCTGTTTGAATAAAACAATCTGATATAAACGGATAGGCTAAACTCATAGACTGTGTTGTTTGATATTTATCATATTCTAAATTATTAACTAATATTACATTTTTATACCCTTTAAGATGATCTTCTAACATTTCAAACTTATATCCACCTATTACTATTACCTCTTTTACCCCATTTTTCATCATTAAATCTATATTTCTTTCAATCAATGTTTTTCCATTAAAAGAATATAAACACTTAGGGATGTCAGATTCAAGTCTTTTACCCATACCAGCGGCAAGTATTACTGCTTGACTACATTTATGTACCATGATATAATTATATCTCAGGGTGAGGAAAAAGTAAAGAGGACCAATGCTAGAAGAGTTATATAAAAGAAATAGCATACCACCATTTGGCGAGCCATATCAATCAGATAAAACAATATTTAGAAATAAATTAGATAGAACACCTTCATTAAAAAATTGGAATAAATACTATCCTATGTTTGGTGGAACAACCAATAAAGTTTTTAAAATAACATTAGAAAATGGTAAAAATAGAGTATTAAAATTATGGAACGACAATGCTGATAAATTAGGAATTGAAAGAACATCTGAGTCATTTAACTCAACAATAGCACACAGAAGCGGCGTTGGCCCAGAAGTTTTGTATACCAACGTAGCAAATAAAATTATGGTAAATGAATACTTGGATGGCATAGTTCTTAATAACGATAATCTATTAGATAATTCTAACCTTTTTAACATTGTAAAAAGTATTAAAAAGTTACATAGCGGTTCAAGATTTATTAATGACTTTGATATTTTTGACTTAATGGATAACTATCTTAAAATATGTAAAGAAAATAACTATAAACTACCAGAGTCTTTTTTTGAACATAAGAGTAACATGTTCTATATTAATAAAATAAGAAAATATCTTAACAAAGTTAAAGGACCTACAGTTGCTTGTCACAATGATTTAATGTCTAACAATATTATTATTACACAATCTGGATACAAGTTTATAGATTTTGAATACTCTGGGAACAATGATCCATGCTACGAACTAGGACACATGTGGATAGAGTCAAACCTTGATATTACTAAATTAGATTATATTATTAGTGAATATTTTGGGTATTGGGATAGAAAAAATTCTAACAAGGCTAAACTATATAGCATAGTTTCTAGTTACACATGGTATCTTTGGGGTGTAATACAATCTAATATTGTTGATAAAAACTTTAACACTTACGATTATGAAAAAGATTATCAAGATAGATACAAAAAGTCTAAATCAAAACTTAATAAAAAAGTCTTAAACAATTTCTTTTAATGCCATCTTTACGCCTTCTTCAAGGCTAATTTCAGGTGTATAAAATGAAAGCATTTTGGTTGGATCACAAACTCTATAATAAACTCCAGTAGGCTGTGCTGTTAGATGTTCAATATTAGGATTATATTTATTAAACTTAGTTACCATAGATGCTAGTTCATTAAAACTTGTTGGTCTACCCCAACCTAAATTAACTGGTCCCTCAATGTCTTGTTTAATTGCTTCATCTACTGCGTTAACAACATCTCTCATGTGAATAAAATCTCTTACCTGTTCACCATCTCCCCAAATTTGAAATGGATCTAGTTTTCTTTTTGATCTATCTATAAAAGATGGAAATGGATATGATAAGTCTTGGTCTGTGCCATAGCCAGAAAATGGTCTAAATATATTTACTTTAATACCAGCAGCCTGTGCAAACTGTGCAAGATATTCTCCAGTTAACTTTGCCCATCCGTATGTTAAATCTGGATTACGAACATCATCAAGATCAATGTCAGATTCTTTTAATTTATATCCAGAATCTCTATATTGTTTTTCAATAGGGTATGCTGCAGAGGAAGAGAAATAAACTATTCTACCTGGCTTAGTTCTTAAAGCCCAACCAAATAACTCTGAGTCAATTGACAAATCAACAGCAACTGAAAGAGGTGAACCTTCAATTGTTGCACGACCTCCAACTACTGCAGCGAGATGTATTACTAAATCATAATACTCTTCATTATGTTTGAAGAAATCTCTTGCATCATTTCCTTCTATAATATCAATTCCAGTTATATCATGATCTTTATATTTTTCACAGAAGTATTTACCTACAAATCCTCTATGTCCTGTTATTAATATTTTCAATTTATACCCTTTTCTCTTGTTCCAATTGGTATAACTACCCATATGTTATCTAATGACATTATAATTCCAATATATTCAATAAGTTTCTATAGCCAGCCAAGGTTCCTACATCAAAATATCTTCCATCAACTTCAAATGCAAAATGTTTATCAAAGTTATCAACTACCAAGTATTCAAGATCTAATCCTGGATGAGCCTTAAATTTATCTAATTGCATAATAATTTCATGATTTAATGCTAAAGCCCCCCACATATGTGGATAATCACAATCTAATACCTTATCTTTCATATCTATAATAGAATTTTTTACTAATTCCACCTGACCACCCCTACCCTTTAATTCATCATCTATTGGCCAGCATGCTAATGAAATTAAACTATTTTTTATAGACTGAGATAACTTTATATAAGGATTTTCTCCTTCAAAATATGTATCTGCCATACCAATTAAATAACTATCTGACTTATACTCATTAGCCATTTTTATTACTGCATCATTCATTGTAGATGGTTCAATAATAATTATTTCAGTTTTAGGTAGATTAAATGATTTTACTAATTCATACCAAGCACTAGTTGTACTTACAACAATTTTATCAACATAAAAACTCATTTGATTAACTTGTCTTGCTAATAAAGGAGTATTATCTTTATCACATGGCAATGCAAATTTTGGAAGACCACCAAGTCTGCTTGCCTTGCCTGATGCTGGAATTAAACCTATCATTTATCTATGAACCGTCATATCATGACCCCTTTTGGCAAGGTAACCATAATATTATAGCATTCTATCTTGAATTTTTCTAGCCTCTACTGGGGACAGTTCACCCTTATGATGTGCACTTATATCTTTTCTTACCCAAGTCATTCCATACGGGGTATCTAAATTATTAACGCCCTCTCTTCTTAAAAGTCTTTCTGCCATTGATTGAAAAGTTGGATCGTCACTTAAATTTAAGTAAGCATTATGATACCATGGTAGATCATAAAATGCTGGAGAGTTTACCAGTAGCATACCAGCAGTTGTCCAGTGCTCTTGTATTGGAGGATTACTACTTATTTCTTTTCCATGTAGACCATAAACAGGAACATTTACTCCAACTAATGGCCTATCTACTTCTAATAGTTTTTCAACAACTTCAACATTCAACTCTATATCAGAGTCTACATAAAGTATTGCTTCATAATTTACTGCTCCAATATTTTGTTCTGTACAATCTTCACCCCAATGATGGCCCGAAGTTATTCTTGCTCTTTGAGCAAACTCCCTAATAAGATTACGACCAGTTTCAATTCTTATCCACCTGTTTTGAGAAGTGACTTTTGATTGCATATCATTGATAGAATATGTCCAGTAATCTCCATTAACCTCTTTTAATGCATTAATAACATCATTAAAAGGTTCTAATCCTCTATTATCTAATTCAAATGATGAAAAGAATTTTATATTAGGAAATTTATTAATTATATTTATTCTATCTTCTATCCATGCAAGATGTTCTTTTCTGTCACATTTCCATGCTACCAATGGTGTTCCTATTACAAAATGTTTATTATAATCAATTGGCTTTAACATAATTATCCTTTATTTCTTGTATATAGTCTGAACATATACCAAAGTATCCTAGATCTTTAATATACTTTGTACCCTGATTTTTTTCTGGTAATACAAGTATAGAGCAGTCAGAAATTTTTGGAGTTCCAGGGTATCCCCAAACAAATCCCTTGCTAGTCATAGTATATTCATCCATATTATGAAAGAAACAATGTAAATCATTTTCTATACAAGTTTCTAAAGACCTATAGTCTTTGCAATGAATCCAAAGTTTATCTTTTCTTTCTTTTAACCATTGTAAATCTACAAAATGATCTGGATCATCATGACCTAAGTATAATTGTCCAAGATTAGTTCTTAAATCTATTTCTACTTCATACCCTGCAAAAATGGCTGCATCAATATAGAATGGGTTATTCTCATCTCTTGATACTGGACCATTTAAATTGCCACGGTGTGATATGTATTTCATTTTTCAGTCTGAACCCAAATCCATTGACGATGATTGTCTCCAGGGCCAGTTGGTCTAAGATCAGATTTATAATTTTTAAAACCTATCTTATTAATTAAATCATCTTTTAATTCTTCTTCATCAGTAATGCTTACATCTGCATGACCGTTTGTACTTGCTGCTTCATAAACATTGTCATAATATTTTGCGGTAGGAATTCCTTCTTTACCACCATATCCCATTTGGAAACAAAGTTTTCCACCTGGTTTTAGCACTCTGTATGCTTCTTTTAATATATTAAATCTAATTTCATGAACACAAATATGTTGAAAGCAAATAACTGCAAACATAACATCATATACATTGTCTTCAATCATTGATAGATTATCTCCAGATGTATGATATAGATTGGGAATAGGAATGTTGTTATATTCTAAATTTACCTTTGACTTTTCTAGATTGATGTTAGATATGTCTACCCCATCAATCCTTTTAAATCTATCGTTAAATTTAACTAAGTTTCTACCTGGACCACATCCGTAGTCAAGGGCAACCATGTCAGTTGTATCAAAATCTTTAAAAAGATATGTGTCGTAATCTTCCCAATCATTGTGAGCATCGTATGATCCAACAACTGGGTCTTTAAATTGCAAACTCCATACAGCAGCATATTGATCATAATATTTGTTTTGCATATTTAGATAGTCTTGTTTGTTTCTATTCATTTGTTGTTCTCCAAGTAGTAGTTTAAATCTTCGGGTGTTCCAATACCCCACATTTTTTCTATTTCTTTTACCCTTATCTTTTTACCATCTTCAATTGCTTGATTGAAAACAGGACAAACGTAAAATTCATTATTAGTTCTTATATCTTTTTCTATCATATCTTCAGCATACTTTACGTAGTCTGATCCGTGCTTCCAATAGTATATACCCACTGTCGCATTGTCTGATATAGGATTCTTTTCCGCTACCTCTGATACAAAGCCATTATCACCAATCTTTGCATAAGACCACTTAGGATGTGTAGCCTTGAACGTTAAGATACCACCATCTATTTCATCTGCATCAAAAGCATAAAGACACTCATTACTATTCCATTCTACAATCTGATCAGAGTTTGCAATTAACAAAGGCTCGTTACTATCTATATATTCTTTTGCTAGTAAAGTTGTTACTGCAGCACCCTCTGTTATGCCATTGATTGTTACAATGTCGCATCCTGGTTTTATTAAGTTTAATACTTGTTTTAAATTATATTTATGAAAATGTTCTTCTTGAACTATAAACACATAGTGAGCATCTATATTTAGATTGTCTACTACAACTTGAATCATTGGCTTACCATTAACTTCAATCAATGGTTTAGGGAAGGTGTATCCTGCTTGTGCAAATCTAGATCCAGCACCAGCCATAGGTATTAAGACATTCATCTTTTCATTTTTCCAAGGCACTTCTTTTTTTCCCTTCAATTGGAATCTATCTATCATACCAAAAAACTTATCCCTATCTAAGTCATCTGCATCTTTAATGCCGTATAAGTGCCCTCCAGAGGCTATGGCACCCTGTCTACCAATATGAGAGTCTTCTACTATTATTGTATTTTGAGGCAAGGCATTTAATGCTGTCATACATTTCCAATACATTTCTGGGTATGGCTTATGATGCTTTACATCTTCATTGCTAACTATGTATTCAATATATCCTAGTACTCCAATGGCATTTAATGCTGTTATGATAGTCTCTCTAATTGAATTACTTGCTACCGCAATTTTCCATCCATCTTTCTTTAACTGCTTTATAATAGATATTGCTGTTCTATTCTCTGAAAGTTTTTGTAGTATATCTATAGTTTGTCTTTGCTTTTCTTTCCATACCTGATCGTGATACTCTACTGGAAGTCCTTTTAATTCTGTCAACATCTTTAATTTCATAGTAGTTCCAAGGCCATCATATTTTGACAGATGCTCTTCTCTGGTAACAACAAACTTAGGGTTAATTTTTACTAAAGCACTATTTAATGCGTCATAGTGAACATCTCTAGAGTCAATTAGTACACCATCAAGATCGAATATAACTAATTTATTATCATGCATTAGGATTTGGACCTGCATGTCTATGCCATTTGTTATGTCTAACAATAGCCTTTCCATTACATTTCATTACGTACTTATCTCTAACTCTCATTGACCATTCAACATCTTCTTCTTCATTCCATCCAAGACTTTCATTTAATGGCTCTTCAATCATTACATGTTTTTTAATCATAAAAAACCCACCAGAGATATACATATATTGAGTTTGACTCCAGTCATCATAATTCAAAGACCAGGCTCTTCCGTGACCTGGCTTATCCCATAAAGACCAATCCATAGGATTACGAGCACCTGTAATTAAATACTGAGGACAAGAACATATATCCCAATCTGTTCCAAACTCTTTAAAACTTTCATACCAATTTTGATCAAATATATGGTAGTCATGCATTAAAACTATATTTTCATACTTAGATTCTTTAACTAATATGTTTTTCTTTCTTGTAATCCACATTGGTTTTTGAGTTTCATCAAAGTCTACCTTACGAATATCTGGTCCATCAATGCCATCACTATCTCCACCACCAACAAATAGTATTTCATATTCTGGAATATTCATTCTTCTAATGCTATCTATGATATCTAAAAGTCTTTCTTTATCTTCATATACCGTTATTATTCCAAATGTCCATTGGATATCACTCATGAATGTTAGGTCTTGTACTTTATTATTATACACCAACCATTGGCTATGCCATTGATTAGACTTGTGTAACTCTGAGTCTGGCTTTATTGGTCCACCAAAATGAATAATACAGGCATGATCTAACGATTTCATAGTTTCAGAATGCTCTGCAAACCTATTATCAACATTATATTTTAATGGTAAAATCATCTTATTATTGTAAAATATTTCATTAATTATGTCTTGATCTATATATTGATATTTTCTATCTAGCATAGAATCAAACTTTAACTGTATATAATTTTCTCTCCAATATTTTAATGAAGTTTTATATACCGCAGAACTTATATATGGGTAGTCTGTGTCAATATCATAATAGATATCAAGAACCCCAGCAATTGGCATAAAATACTTTGCCTCTAAATAATCATCTATATTTTTTATAACTACAGTATCACAATCTATATAAGTTATCCAATCTACATCCCACGGCATAGCATCTGTAATACATGACTTTAAAAATATTGTTTCATCATACCAATGACTTTGATATAGCATATTATTATCTTCCCATGATTTATATTTATCACTGGTTATAAACTTTATGCTTATTCCGTTTCTAATTTTTGTAAAATAATCAATTATTTTATTTTTTTGATCATCATCAAATTCATTATCTTTTGTTAATATATAAATATTAATATCTACTGTTGAGTTATTAATTAGTGAATAACAAGATGTTTTAAATAGATTAAAGTATCTTTTATCTACAACATAAACAACATCAGACATTTAGTTTATTTTCTTTTTGCCAATAATGCTGGAAAGTCTTTAACTTTGGTATCACCCATATAAGACCAAGCATATCCTTGATCAATCATTGCTAAGTTTAAATTAACACCATCAACAAATAACCAACCTAAAATTCTTCCATACTTTTCAGACGAGTCCATTTTTTCGGTTTTAATAACTACAGTTTTTGCATGTTCTAGTGATTTTTTAAGCCAATCTTTTGATTCTAATCCAAGTTTCTTTTCATATGCATCTTTAGTTCTAGATTCTGGAGTATCTATACCAGCCAATCTAACTCTTGATGAAAATGATATATCAAAGCCTAGGTCGATATCAACATCTATTGTATCGCCATCTACTATCTTATTTACATTTCTTACATGATATTCATACATGATATTATTATACCTTATTATGAATCTGCACTTGCTGTAGATCTCTTTAATTGACCCGTTCTTATACCATGCTTATAGGCTAAGTTTTCTGCTTTTCTACGAGCCTTACGAGCAGAACGTTTTTTAATTGCATCCCATGCAGCAGCCTTTTCTGGTCTTTTAATTAAGTTATACCCACCACGACTTTTACCAGTTGCCCCAATGTTTGGCTCTTTAGGGTTTTGTTTTTTTGCTTTACCATTTGATCTGTTAGTATTTCTTTCAGATGTTTTCTTTTGTGCCATTATTCTCCTTATACTTCTAAATCTAGTGGTGTTGGGGCGGTAACAAGTGTACCACACTCTGCACATTCTGCATCTAACAAATATTGTTCTATATTGTATTCTTCATCAAATGTAACTAAAACTTTAAATATATTAGTACCACAAATTGGACATACGCTTGTTGGTATTCCTCTTGCGTTTAGGGACACTGTTCTTCTTTCTTAAATACTCGTAAATTTCTGGTTCTGTAAATATCATCATACCGCAAAAAAATAAAACTGTCAACACAAAATCCCAACTCAAGAGCCTTTTCTAGTATCTGACCAAGTAGCCCAGTTAACTGAGGTCGTCTTAACTTTTTCTGCAAAGGTCATGCCACAGGTGCAGGCAATATCTTTTAAACGCTTACAATCTTCACAGTAATTTGATTCAGACATGGATACTATTATACTCCTTGAAAGTGTTTTAGGCAACCCTCCGACCCAAAACGTGCAGTCCCTGTAACTTGATCCGCACTTCCCATAACTACTATTTTGCTGTTTTATCTACTGAGTTAAAAGCAGAATTGATTTCATCAATGCTAAGTCTTCCATCATCAATGAATCCTCGTGCTAGTTTCTCAACTACTGTAGCAACACCTAGAGTTCCTGCAAGTATTATTGCACTCATGGTATCGATACCGATAATTGCACCAGCACCAATAACTCCAAGTCCATTGGCTGCAAATACAGCGATTATTCTAAGAAGTATATTCTTGATACCACTGACTGCTCCCATTGCCTTTTCGTCATCTAATTTTGTTTCTTTTGCCATTATTATTCTCCTTCCCTTATTCGTATAGTTATTAGCCATACAAACAAGACAGTTATAATTGCATACCCTACGATAGTTTTTGCACTACCCTCGAGTACTAGCCATGCTGCGAACATACCTAGTAATGTC